GGGATGAGTTAACGGTAGCTATAGGAATGTCATCTAAAGAACAAAAACTATACAATGATGTAGCACAGGAAGCTATAGACGCAGTAGCTGAGGAAATAAGCGCAAGCGACAAGCTACAAAAGACTTTACAAGATGAGTCTATATCCAGAGAGGAAAAAAACAAGGCTATAATAGAACTACAAGACGAGTACCCTAATTTACTGTCTAATATAGATGCGGAAAAAGATAGCTTAGATAATATTAATAAGGCTTTAGAGTTAAACACTAAACTATTAGTATTAAGAGCAAAGCAGGAAGCTATAGCATCTCTAAGAGCTGACGAATTTAAAGAACAATTAAAAGCTCAAGCCGAAGCACAGACAGGCGCTAACGTAGGTTTCTTTGAGTCTATTGCAGGCTTTCAAACATCTTTAACAACTCAAATAGATGCTCAAGACTTAGCCAACGCGAAAACAGCAGACGCTATAAAAACATCTAAAGAGCAAGTAACAGTATTAGATGAATTAAATGACACAATACAAAAAGAAATAGACTTGCTATTAGAAGCAGGCGCAGTAGGAGAGGATGAAGTAAACAAGGAAGCCGAAAGACTAAAAGAAGCCGAAAGGATAGCAAAAGAAAGAGCAGAAAGGAGAGCGCAAAGACTAAAAGACCAACAGGAAGCAGATAAAAAAGCATTTGAAGAAAGGAAAGCAAGGCGAGATATTGAGCTAGTAGAAACAAAAGAGTTTAACGAGGAAATGTATATAGAGGAGGAAGAAAAGACCTACCATATATTAAACTTCATGCAGTTAATACAAAAGCAAAAAGCAGAAGAACACGAAAAAGAATTAGCAAGAATAGAAGCCGAAAGACAGGCAAGACTAACAGCTACTCAGGAAAGGCTAGAAAGTGCTTCTCAAGTAATAGGAGCTATAGGTAATTTAAACAGCATGGCTCTGCAAAATGATTTAAAAAATGCAGGAGATAACGAAAAGAAAAAAGAGCAACTAAGAAAGGCAAGTTTTGAAAGAGAGAAAAAGTTAAATATAGCAATGGCTTTAGTAAATGGCGCACAAGCTCAAATGTCTATACTAGCACAAACACCAAAAGCAGATTTTGGAATCGCCACAGCTATAGCAATGGCAGCAGCAGCAGTTACAACCATAGCGCAAATAGCAGCAATTAAAGCTACATCTTATCAAGGCGGTGGAAGTCCTGTAACCTCAGAATCTCAAAATGTAAGTGCAGGAGGCGCATCTACAGCATCAGGAGGAGCATCTATAACTCCAGTTAGTAACACTAGCACAATACTAGGAAACCAACAGGTATTCGTTACTGAAACAGACATCACAAACACACAAAACAATGTAAGCGTAATTGAAGAAAGCGCTACTTTTTAAAATATAACACAATGGAAAAAACAGAATTACTAGAATTAGTTATTGACGAAGATGACGAAAGCGGAGTGCAATACATTTCGATCGTAGATCAGCCTGCTATAGAGTCACAACTAATGGCATTTAAGAAACATGAGTTTGAGGATACCTTTAATGACTACCCTGAAAGCGCAAGCAATAACGCAAAGAAAGCTATTAAGTACAAAGAGGAGAACGATGTCGATTGTGGCACTCGTGTAGGATGGACTAGAGCGCGACAATTAGCCAACAAAGAAAAAATATCATGGGAAACTATCGGTAGAATGGCGAGCTTTAAAAGACATCAACAAAATAAAGATGTACCTTACTCGGAAGGATGCGGTGGCATAATGTGGGATGCTTGGGGAGGAGCTTCAGGGATTAACTGGGCAATAGCTAAAATGAAAACCAAAGATAAATTTGAGCAGTTTAAAATAGAGGACGAAGAAAAGCGAATCATAAGCGGTTACTTTATGAAAGCAGACCTCCCTATAATGAGACTAAGTGAAAATAACGAAAAGTTTTATGTAGTTTTTAGGCGCGACACTATAGAGAAGATAGTAAACAAATTCTTTAAGAATGGATTAAACGCGAATGTAAATTTAATGCATGACTCAGATTCAGATGCAAAAGGGGTTTACGTTATTGAAAGTTTAATTATAGATTCTAAACGAGGAGTTAAAACTCCTATAGGTTTTGAAGATGCACCCGATGGTTCGTGGTGGGGTTCTATGAGAGTAGAGAATGACGAAGTATGGGAGCAAGTAAAGAATAAAACTTTTAGAGGCTTTAGCGTAGAAGGTATGTTTAAGCAACTTTCCCCTGTTTCAATCGATGAGGAACTAGTAAACAAAATTAGACAAACAATCCAAGAATTTGAAAAAAGTATACAAGAGAGTGTACAAGTAATAAATAATAAAACAATAGAAGTTATGAGCAAAGAAACTTTAGACAAAGTGAAAAAATTAATCTTCGGCGAAGAAGTTAAGGAAGTAGAGGCAGAAGCTACTCCAGAAGTAACCGAAATTAAGTTAATGTCTGCAGAATTAGCAGATGGAACAGTAGTAAATATCGAGCCTGCTTTGGAGGTTGGTGCAATGGTTACAGTTGAGGTAGAGGGCGAAGTTGCTCCAATGCCTAACGGAGAGTATCCTTTAGCAGATGGAACAGTATTAACAGTAGCAGAGGGCGCAATCACTGATATTAAAGAAGTAGAAGCAGAGGAAGAGGAAGAGCTAAGTACAGAGGCAACTCCTGAGCCAAAAGCTGAAACAGTAACAGAGGCAAAGATTCGAAAGATTATCGAAAGCACAGAAACTGTATTTAATGAGCAGATTGAAAAACTTTCTAATGAGTTAGAAACAGTAAAAGCAGAGTTTGCTAAATACAAAGAAGAAGCAGACACGAAGGAAAAAGCTATGTTTACAGCAGTTGAGGAACTTGCAAAAGAAAGCAGCGTAGCACCAATTAAGAAAAAAAGAAGTGGAGTAATTTCTCCTAAAAAGAAATCAATTTTTACAGTAAATAAATAAACATTAAAAAAAATTATTATGGCATTTAGCTTAGGAACATTAGCAGCATACATAGAAGATCAGGACTTTCCATTGATTGCACAGATGCAAGCATCAGGAGGATTGGCAGAAGTAGCTGACATTCAAACAGGAATTAAAGGAAGCTCACATTTGCAGTTTTTATCAACGGACGTAGTGTTCGGATCTGACGCGTGTACAAGAACAGCATCAGGAACAACAGCACTAACACAAAGAACATTAACAGTAGGAGCTATTGCAGTTTCAGAGAATCTTTGTATTAAAGATTTAAACGGTTACTGGGCACAAGTATTAGTAAAGAAAGGAGCAGCAGGAGAGGAAGAAATGCCTTCAGAAATTGAAGCTGTTTACATGGAAAAGAAGATGAATGCTATGCAGAATCAACTCACCATTTCTGACTTTCAAGGAGACACTACAAGTGCAACAAACAACCTTTCATACTACGATGGTCTTTTGAAAATTGTTGACGCAGGAGCAGCAGTAGATGGTAACACAGGAGGAGTTACTGTAGCAAC